GTGTTTAGCCACTCGTAGCGGGGCAACGATAAGTGTGCGTTTAATCTTTTTGTCTTTGATTAAATCGCTTAAAGCTGTGAGGGTGGATATGGTTTTACCCAGACCCATATCAATCCACAATGCGGCTTTCTTGTTGGCTTTAACAAACTTAACCGCCTTATGTTGATACTCATGCATCTTGCTTCTATCTAGCACAGTAGTTTCTTCCCTTCTTCGATGTCGTCAATGATGTGTACTGTCCAACCCACTGCGGCTAATCGCCTATGTATCGCCTCTTGGTAGGGCGTTGGCTTTTTCTTTGGGGCTTTGAACTCAACGATGATTAGTTCACCATCTCTAAAATACATTCGGTCAGGTACGCCTCGCTGTGAAGGCGATACCCACTTGTAAGAAAGCCACCCCTGCGCTTTTGCGTAGTCGCTGACTTTCTTTTCAACGTATGACTCTCTTATTTTCGATACCTCTCAGACTCGTAACCTTCTGCTTCGACAGGGATGCCCTCTGCCCACACGGGGAGTTGGCACATAATCTCTTCAAAGTCTTTGAGGCTACCGACACCTTTTGGCACATCAGCCACAATTTCATCGTGTACATGGAGAACGACTGGGTATTTAGACTGCTCTAGCCGCAGTACCGCCTCAGCTAATAAGTCTCTAGCGACTGCCTGTGTAATAGATTGAACCAGTGAGCCGCCATAGGCTTTGATCTCACCCCATCTATGTATGTGGTTGTTCATACCGCTGTATACTAAGTCCATGCCTCTATCGCCCTGAACTAGTTTGGCTTCTGGGAATGATAGGATTCTGCCACTAGGTAGCTTGAACAGTAGGTCGCCTTTGACCCACTTAAATTCACCCTTTGCGGCTTTGTACACTTTCCCTTTGTAGCTAACAGCGTTTCGTGCGGCTCGCTCTGTTGATACCCACAGTTTTACAATAGGGTCATTGGCTTCACGCCAGTCGTTGCGAATCTTTAGCGCCTGTTGCTCATCAACATCTGCGCCATACACCTCAGCCATCTTCTGGAATGCTCTAATCCCACCCTGATACCCAAGTGCTAGTGTTGCTACCTTGCCTACAAAGCGTTGATCTTTGTCCACCTCTTCGTAAGGTATTCTGTACATCGTTGCGGCTGTAAATTTATAAATGTCTTTGCCGTTCGCAAACACTTTAAGTACAGAGTCATGGTCAGCTATCCACGCTAAGGCACGAGCCTCAATGCTTGAGTAGTCAGCACACATCAATCTATGCTCTTCTGAGGCTATGAGCATTCCTCGCAGACAGCTAGACATCGCCTCCATAGGTTCTATATCTATCTTTTCTGGGTCTTTGGCTTTCATCTGCTCGATAACAGAATCGACATCATCAATAGATGGGCGTGGTAGGTTTTGAGGTTGGAAGTGGCGACCCGACCACCGACCTGTAGCCGCCCCGTGGTACATCAAAATGCCATGCGCTCTGCCATCCTTACCGAGTACGGCTTTCATTGCGTCATACTTTTTGGTACTCGACTTAGATAGTGCCTGCCTTATTTCAAGAAATTTCTTGACGTTATCAGGGCAGTTATCATCAGATATCGCCGCTTCTACTGACTGTTTGTCGTAACCTGTCATGCTGTAAGCCTGTGAGGTTATCCACGCTAACGACTTAGCACGACTTGCGGTGTTATCTAAAACACCCCCTGTTATCTCATACACTTCCTTGTTTAAGGTTTTGCTGTGCTTGTCTATGATCTCAAGCGCGTTATATATGCTGTCCCTATCTAATCGCACACCGCGCCAGTTAATCTTCTGGTCTGACTCCCAAACGTCATTCTCTAAGCCTCTGAGGTCACGCAACATTTTGCGTATCTCTCGCTCTGCAACAACGTCCTGTAGACAGTAGTCGTAGAGTTCTTTATAAAGTTGTGGGTCACGAACACGCTCACCACGATAAGGCTTACAGCAACGCTGTATAAGTATCTTTCCTCGTTTACTTTTAGCGGCATCGCCTTCAAGACCTAGCGCCTCGCCACACTTTCCAAGTGCGCGGGGGTACGCTTGTGCGGCGGCTAGTGCGGCAGTATCACGCCACTGATTGATGGGTACAGGCTTCCACTTAAGTACAAGATTCCAAATACCCATCTCGAAAAAACTATTCCATGCCCACACTGTTGCACCGCCTGCTTCTATTAATGTGAAAAGGCGGTGGGGTAGCGGGTCGTTTGGTGTCCACAATTCTGGTGGTTCATCATCCACAGACCATGCAAGACATAGCACTTCGGTTGTGGGGTGGTCAGCGTATGCGTATGCGCCTGATTTGCGTATATCGCATTCACTATATGTTTCAAAATCAATTGATATGTTCATACTAATGATCTCTTCAGCCAATCCGTGCTGAGTTTATTTTTGCCATCAGCAATGTTTGATCTACTTTTTGCTCTTCTTTCTCTTGTTCTTGGCAGTAAATCTTTATCAGTTATGTGGACTTCATCAAAATAGGTTGCTCTTCTTTTTTTCATACCCATGCGGTTTTGCAGTGTTTTGTATGGGATGTCAGCTAATTCTGCTATCTCTTTGACTATTACTACTTGCCCACTCAATTCTTCAAAGCGTTCACCTACATACTTGTAACTAAGTGTTGCTTTCATTTTTTATCCTTAAAAAAAAGGGGCGCATAACGCCCCATTCTTGTTAGCTTAAAAAGTCATCATCATTTGCGTCTGCGGCTTGCTCTTTGCTGATGTCATCAAACACAGACTCAACCTTTACACCGCCTCCGCCGAAACTGTCACCATCTTTGACAAACTGGATAGCTTGTAGGTTGCAGTTAACGCGCTTACCAAACTGATTGTTTTGCACCCAAAGGCTCACTGCGCCATTTACATAAGCGCCTGCGTAAGGTTTTTCATCTTCTTCAACTAACTGCGTTCTGTCACGATCAATAATTACTGGGCGCTGTCTTGAGCTACAGCTAATAAACACTGCGTTTTCATAGCCGTCATACGCCTTGTCCTCGCCATCGCCTAGACAGCTTTTTAAACCTTTAGGAATGTCACCATTAAAGGCAACAGTCGCTACTTGCTTAATAGCTTTTTTGAACTCCGCTATTTGATCTTTATCAGCGTCTTTGTCTAATAGAAAATTTGCGCTGTATTTTGCTGTTTGACCTTCCATGTAGGCTTTTGGTGTCCATATCTGCGGAAAAGATAACCGCACGTTTTTTAAAGTAATTACACTCATTAAGACTTCTCACTCTATAGTTGAAAAATAATCGACAGCCTCTGGCTTGACCGCAGGGCGAGGATCGCTCTCTGGTGCAAGTGTTGGTTTGCCGTTGGGTTTGTGCCAAAGATCAGTAACTTCTTTGGCTTTCGCTTTGCCGAGCAGTTTTTCTGCTTGGGTAGGGGAAACTAGTTTGGTGATGTATGCTTCGTCACCGAGAATTTCTAGTAGGCTTTCTTCAGCTACCTTGCCATCGACCCACTTGCGTTGGCTTCGACCATTCACAAGTTTGTAGTTAGGTAAGATTCCACCATCAGAAAGTAATTTGTGGGCGTGTTTCTGTATGCCATGCGCCCACCCTATAAGTGCATCCATCTTTGGAAGTAGATGACCTATCTCTTCTACATTTAAGGTGTGAGGTACTTGCACAACCAATGGCTCTTCTAAATTTTCAAAGCTAGAAAGTGTGAGGTTGTAGTTGTGTTCAGCTAACGCTCTGCAAGTAGCCTTTGCTTTGCAAAAATGACAGCCTTTAGGAGTAGGGTTGTACTCAGGCTCTGGAGCAAACACTCTTCTAGCGGCAGGCTTGACCTTCTCGTTAGCCCACTTAAATAAGTCTTTGGCTCTGATGCTGTAGGTGTCGATGTTATCCATGCGAGGTTGCACGATAGTCATCTCAACAGTGTCTACTTCATCAATGAATTTATATGCCGCACCTAAGCCGTATAGCATCAGTTGCTCGTTGCGCTGTGCGGACACCTTCACACCTTGTCCGTACTTGAGGTCGATGACTTTACACACACCATCGTGGACTGTTACATAGTCAGCAGTACCAAACCCACCTTCTGCCCACTCCGAATAATCAACTTTCAACTCGATTTCTTTCTTACCTTCTTGGATGTTGCAGTAGTCAACATAAGTAGCAACGTGGTAAGCCATTTCTTGATCGACAGTGAAGCCTTCGACTTCAACGCCAATGTATTCTTCGGGTGGTTTCTGTGAAAGAAGGCACATTTCAGCCAGTGCGTGTGCGGCTGTACCCTCTGCGGCGTAAAAAGATTCTTCTTCTGGGAAAGTTGCCTCTAACTTTACTGAGGCGGGACATGACATCCATCTGTGTGCTTTTGATGCACCTAAAATACTATGTTTCATTAATCACTCCACACTTTTATTGTTGTATTATTCAACTTTCGGTTGACACAGTAGACCATGATCCCTATATTGTCAACCTTCAGTTGGAAATAAACAATAAAGGTGAATATATGATTGATAAGAAAGATGTAGCAACAGTTAGTGATGCGATTGATCGTGTCATTGCGGCTACGCACACATCGAACACAAGCGGGCTAGCTGATCGTATCGGTGTATCTAAGCAAGCAATATCCAAATGGCGATCAACAGGGCTTATACCTACATATAGAGCATTACAAATGTGTTGGGCTTCTGAAGGCGCTGTTACATGGATGCAACTTTGTCCTCACGTTATCCGTGAATTTAACCAAGAAATATAAATAGGAAAAACCATGAAAAAAATAGGATTGAATTTTTTGTTATCAACGCTTGAACTCGCTTGCAAGGCTCTTTTTGAGGTAGTCACCTTTGTCGCAAAAAGAATACAAGACCTTGAACTATGGGCGACTGCACATAAAGCGAAGCTATAAAAAAATGCCCCCGATAAGGGGGCTAAGTTGCGGAGTAATTTAATGAAGTGAGGGCTTCTATTATGTCATTTTTAAAAGAACACGGACATGATCTTGTATCGAAAGGCTATGAGATTGTGCCAATAAAAAAGGGTAAGAAATTCCCGACCATCAGTGGATGGCAAGACATCAGATCAACCAATGATGATGTCGATGCGTGGCTAGGTAATGGTCACGCTGAAGGTGGTATAGGCATACTGTGCCGTAAGACCATCGCAGTAGATATTGATTGTCTTGATAAGGCAATGAATCACAGACTGTTGCACTGGCTAGATGAGAATGTCGGACAGTCTGCTATAAGAGTAGGGCAGAAGCCTAAGTGCATTGTGCCTTTTCGGGTTGAGGGTCAGTTTAGTAAGATTAGAAGTGCGGAGTACCAAGATGCAGGCGGTTCTAAACACGCTGTTGAGGTACTGGCTGATGGTCAGCAGTTCGTTGCATTCGGTATCCACCCTGCAACCAATCAACCTTACCGATGGGTGCGTGGTCAGAGCATCGCAGACATCCCGCAAAACAAACTCCCTGTTATCAGTAAAGAACAAGCTGAAAAGTTCGTGGCTTACTTTGAAGAGTTAGCCTCAGAGCATGATGGTTGGGAACTTGTGCGGTCTGGCGTTAAAGCATCAGCGCCTGTGGATGCCGATGACCTCTCTATGTTTAAGCAGAAGCTAGACATCAATAAGCCTGAAGTGCAAATCATGCTAGACACTATCGACCCCGACTGTCACCACGATGATTGGGTAAAGGTAGGCATGGCACTGCACCACCAGTTCGATGGTGAGGACGATGGGTGGATGGTCTGGGAAGATTGGTCGTCTAAAGGTAGTAAGTATAAAGATGGTGAGTGTGAGAAACGCTACAACACGTTTGATTCAAAGGGTAGAGCGCCTATCACTCTTGCAACAGTTAAGGCTATGCAGACTGAGGTTGTGTCTGAGGAGATAAAAGAAGAAAAACTGCCTCGTATGTTGCAGGAGTGGGCGTTTGTTCATGTAGAAGGTTCAGCACGAATCATCCGCGAGAACTTAAACAAGAATCAGATCGTCTTATATAAGCTAGAAGACTTGAAGAAAGAACACATGAACTGTCGAGTCCTGTCTGGCGATGAGAAGCCCAAGATGATTAACCTTGTCGATATGTGGCTTGAGCATCCAGAGCGTAGAACCTATGCGGCAGGACTAACCTTTGCACCCGACATGGAAGTGCTTGACCGCTATAACCTCTGGCGAGGTTGGTCGGTGGAAGGCTGTGAGGGTGATGCGACTCCGTGGGTTAAGTTCGTTACTGATGTTGTCGCTGACGGCAACGAGGTACACGCCAATTACATCATCGCATGGGCGGCACAAATCATTCAGAAGCCAATGACTAAGGTCGGTGTTGGCTTGGTGCTTAGAGGTCAGAAGGGTACAGGTAAAACTAAGTTCGGTGAACTTCTCGGACACCTGTTTAAGGCACACCATCAGATCGTATCGAGGGCAGAACACGTTACTGGTCACTTTAACCGCCATCTTGAAGACACACTACTGCTACAAGCAGATGAGGCTTATTGGGCAGGGGCTAAAGCCTCTGAGGGTGCGTTGAAAGACTTGCTGACTAACCCTGAGATCACCATCGAGCGAAAGGGTGTCGATGCGTACACCTCGCCAAACTATACACGGGTGCTGTTTACCAGTAACGAGGACTACGTTGTTCCCGCCTCTCTCGATGAGCGCAGATTCGCAGTGTTCGATGTCTCGACCTGTCACCAACAAGACAGTAAATACTTCGCGGCACTCGACAACTGGTATCACTCTGGGGGTGCATCCGCGCTTATCCACTACCTACGCAACTTCGATCTGACGGGCGTTAATTTGCGACTAGTACCGCAGACCGATGCGCTTACCGATCAGAAACTTGAGGCAATGGACACCATCAACGCGTGGCTATTCAACTGCCTGATGAATGGTGAGATGCGTGAAAACAGGGTGGCAGGCAATGTTGTCCAGTTCGGTGAGGAATCTCCGAAGTCTGAGGTGTATGACATCTACGTCAGTAGCCTGAGAAATAATAAGTTTGAAGTCCCCGTTAAAGAGAACGTCTTTTGGAAGCGACTCAAAGAGTTCAGCGGGATCTTCACAGACAGCGGACAAAAAGGCGCGAGTCGTATGCGCCACGCAAAGATCAACACAGTTGAGGCTTCGCGGTTCATATTTGAGTCAGTTAATAATCTTAAAAACATAGAGTGGGCGACAATGGACACAGGTGCTGAGTCCGATGTGTTTGACCCCGACAACTGGGAGTTATAACAATGGGTAAAGGTAGCAAGCAACGTCCAACGGACTTTGAAAGTTTCTCTGCTAATTTTGATGCTATATTTGGTAAGGGCAATGTGAAAGATTACTCCGATGAGGACATAGGTAAGGAAGAAGAAAACGATGATGATGATGAGGACGACAGGTCATACGATTATAGGTGCGACACCTGTGGTGGTCTTGATGGCGATGATGTGTATAAGGTCGAGACTGTAGACCATGAACCTTATGGGGACAGAAGCGTAGCGCGTGTAAGCTATGAGGTCTTTTGTAACCAGTGCGGCTGTGAGGTTGAGTAGCCGCGACAGTTCCCGATGCGATCAACCCTCATTGATTGCATTAGCTTCACCCCCGCTTCGGCGGGGTTTTTTATGCGCGGTCAAAAATCAATAGACAACTAAAGGTTGACAATACAACTTTAGTGGTTATAATGTGAAGCATAACTTACTAAAACAGGTGGCACAAAATGACAAACTCAGAAATCAAAAATAAGGTAGCATCGGAAATGGCAAGTGAGGTAGGTATTCCCGAAATAGTAATGGTAAATATGATTTTAAAAGATGCAGAGTTGAAAGAAACATTTTGTGAGAGAGTAAACAAAATACTAGCTAAACAATAAGCAAACAGCCCCCGAAAGGGGGCGACAACATAACTGTAATAGTTATAATACAAAAATTGAGGAGAACGATATGGAAAAAGCACACTTACACCTCATCAAATGGGGTTTGGATAAAGGCTACCTGATTGAGGTAGATATTGAGGGCGAGCCTGAGTATAAAGGTTCTAGCTTTGCGGATGCCAAAGAGGCTAGTGAGGCGGGTGAGACTGGCTGTATATACCTAATCACTGGCAAAGGTGATTCGGATTACGCATGGTTTGGTTATGTCCATGACTACGACCAGAAGCCCGAAGAAAAGATTTACGATTACGGCATTTGCGATGTGTCGGAGGCGTGGCAGAAAGACTACGATAAACTAGCCGCGACAAATTAACCGCGACAAATTAACCGCGACAAATTAACCGC